GGTGTTCGGAGTCCAAGATGCGCGCGTGCCGAAATAGTATTCGCGCGTGCTCTCGATGAGCTTAGGCGTCACGCCGATCTTAGACAAACTTGAACCGCTCGGCGTAGCAGGAGCCGTCGAGTTAGTTGGTGCGGTCTGACTCAACACGCTCGATACTGGTGAGAGCGCACCCGAAAAAGAAATGCCTCGCGCTGCGAATTGATACGACTCACCGACGGTCAGATCGTCGATTGATACCGCATAAGAAACCGAGGAAGCGATTTGATTGCCGATAATGAAGTCGCTCGCGCCTGTGCGACGATAGAGAACATCGAGCGCAACAGCTCCGGTTGGAAGCGGTGGAGCCGTGAGCGAGACGCGCGCGAATGAACCACCGTCCGTAGATACATAGACAGTTGTGCTGATAAGCGTCGGCGCGTTTGGCGTGCTTGGCGCGCTAGGATCAATCGGTCCAGCGGTGATGACTGATGGCGTGGCTTGGACGTAGCTGGTAAAGCCGCTGACGTTCTCAATCGTGTCGTAGGCATTGAGCCAGTAATAATAAGTCGTGCCAATCGTGACCTCTGTGTCCACGAACCGCGATGCGCGCACCTCGGCAATCTTGTTCGTGTTCGCGTTTGCTGGAGTAACCGCTGTCGTGTTTCGGTAAATGCCGTACTCTGAAAAGTCTGGCTCGGTGTTGTCGTTCCAATCGAGCGAGACCAACCTGCCCGTTCCGATGACGGCGGATAATCCGGTCGGAGTCGCAGGCGGCGTCGTGTCTGGCGCAACCGTGACCGAGCTGGTGACGTAGCTCGTGCTGATCTTGAAATACGATTCGCCGAAGATTCGCACGTTGTAGTTTGTGCCGATCTTCACGTCGGAACTGATATAATCTTCCGTCTGCGCGCCTTCGACTCGGCTCCACGTCAGATAGGTCGTGCTCGTGCTCGGCTTGTATTCGATAACGACGGCGCCACCGCTTTGGATGAACTCCTCGGCTGGAGGCGTCCACTTTACTTTGATGCGCGGAACGGCGGTACCGTCGGCTTGGATGAATTGCGTGGTGCCGTCTGCGGTAAGCGCGAGACTCGATGGCGCTCCGAGCGTGAACGGGTCGGGCAAGGTCGTGTTCGGAGAGTCGGCGACATAAACCTCATCGGACACCGTCCACGAATAAACCGACGACGCGGTTTCGCGCAGCGTCATGTCGATGTAAAGCTGCGGCGGATTGCCGTCGCTCGCAAAGTGCCATTCCATCACCTCGAAAACTTTTGATGACCAACCGAGCTTTGCGTTGGTAATCATGACCGTGTCGCCGGCGCGAACCTGCATTGCCTCTAGGCGAAAACGTGCGGTGAACGTGATCTCCTCGCGTGCGCGGCGTAGCTCGATCACGGCCAAGCGTTGAGCGCATGATGACGAAGTCGTGAACGGCAGAACGACGTCGCGGTAATAGCGCGTGTTGTTGTCGTTCGTGACGTAGGTCGCCGACGAGATCGTTGGAAAGTCAGACACCTGCCAGTTGTTCGACTCGCTAACGTACACGCCTTTGACCGAGTTCACGCGGTCGCGCGCGCTTGTGCGTGTCTGGATGTTGAGCGGGCCGACGAAGTGCTTTTCGGTGAGCGTCACCGTTGGGATGCGATAGCCGCCAGCGTAAGGCACTATCTTGCCGCCAGAGTATGCAATAAGTCCGCCCATTGCCGACAAGAGTTTGCCGATGTTCTCGTCAGGACTTGCGCTCGTGGCGATGACGCCGTTGCACTCGTAGCGGTTTTCGTAAGTGACCGGAGATGTTGGAAGCACCTGCACTTGCTCCTCGCAGATGTTCGCGGCTGCGGTGATCGCGGTGTCGTCAACTTCGCTCGACGAAAGACCCATGCCGACAGCCGAGTCGGTTAGGTAATCTCGCAAGCAGAGCGCGGCGTTTGCCGAGTAAACCGTCGTCGTCGTGCGCGGGTCGTAAACTTTCTTGCCCTTAATAACCGCCGAGATGTTCGGAATACCGGCAGGAAATTTCTCGGTGTCCCACGTCAGGCGGACATAAAGATAAGCGATGCCGCGCAGACGATGATCAGAAGTCCACTTACCATCCGTTAGGCTGGTCGTGTCGTTGATTAGATCAGTGTCCGCTGTTTGGCCTGAGTCGCCAAGGTGTTTGTTCACGCGCGCGACGCCATTGTAGAATCCAGTTGGAGTATTACTGACGAGTGGCACGAGGTCGTCATTAAAATAAACTGATTCGATCTCTTGAATTTCATGGCCGGCCAATGCAACCACGATGTGCAAATACTCGTTTTTGCTTCCAGTCGTTGAAAGATAAACGACAGTTCCAGAAACGCGACAGCGACCGTAAATGATGTTACGCGCAGAGATTGGCGAGCGAACCATCTGCGAACGCTGCGAGAGCGAAGCGTCAGAATAGCTCGGAGCCTTTGGCGCGAGGAGCTTCGACGCAGCCATTGATGCGCCAGTAATAGCCGTAAACGCGACCGTATAACCAATGAACGTCGCAATAGCTGCGGACTCAACTCCCGCTTGGAGTGCAAAACTAGCAACTGCGTATGCGATGGCTTCCATGTTTAGATTTTCCAAAAGCGCATTTCTGCGCCATCATTTAATTTTGCAAAAAGAAGTCCGTCTTTTCCAACAAATGCTGCACTATCTCCAAGCATGATTCCCATAGTGTCGCCGTTGCCACAATCGCGCACAGCAATATCTCCGCGCGCCGCGAATCCTTGGCTGATTGGCTTGAAGCCTAGAGGCTCCATGTGCGTTTGAATAGTTCCGATCAGCCCGCCGTGTTTTTCCAACACGCGCACGCCAGAAAGCGCACGGTCATAAGTGCCGCGTAAGGTCGCCGCTGGGTCAAGTCCGGTGCAAAGCTGAATCCAGTCGGCACCGAATAAGCAGCAATCGTTCACGCCCCAAGCGAAAGGCTCGTTGCGTTTGCGGTCGATGTAGGCGGCGAGAGCTTCGGGCCAGTTGGCGCAGCGGGTCGGCATGGTTAATCGTATTCAGTCGGGCCGTAGTTTCCGCCACCGTTGTCGTTTACCGGCGCGGACATCTTCGCATTGCCCCAGTAAATTTCTTTTTCTTGAATTGAGTTCACGAACTCCAAACCCTTGTCGAGCGGGTAAAGGTTCTTTTGCTCCTCGTCGGTGTAACGGACTTCGCGCGGACGACGAAAATCCACGAGCTTATTTTCAGCAGTCATGCCAATAGTCGCGTTCTGTCCGTCGTCGTTAATGCTCATGACGTCCATACGGCCAGAGAAAACCGTAATCGGCGACGAGACGAGCGAGCCGCTGGAATCGAGTGCGCCGAACATCACCGAGCAAGCCTTGCCTTGGTAGTTCTCGGAAAGCGCCACGGCAATCATGGCAGTCGGCACTCCTGAGAGCTGCATCGTGATACCGCGAGCAGCAAGGTCTATCGTCTCCTCGACTGGCGAAATCGTGCCGAGCGTGCCAATGCCGAGATATCCGGTGCCAGCATAAGTGATCGTGCCGTAACCGCTCCAAAGATTAACCGGAGTTTCGAACGAGAGCGACGCGAGAATGATCGGCGAGAGTTGCGACGCGCTGACCTGCGTCGTCATGTCGTTACTGAGAGAGCGGCCTGCGGTAGTGATGCTCATTGCGCGACGTCTTCCATCACGTTGAACGACACGCCGTAAAACTTAGCTGTGTCGATGCTCCATTGCGTCGAAGGCTCGGCGAGGCGGAACACGCCCTTAGCGTTGTTGTAAGTGATCGCGGTGCCGCCCGCGTACGATGAGCGCAGGACTGGAAACACGTCCACCGATGACGACGAGTTGACTTGCACGATCTTGTAAAGCGAGGTCGAGATTTGAATCCAATCGCCCGCAGCGAATGAACCGGTGGCGCCGCTGATTCCTAGCGTCGTGCCGTTGGCCGTAGCCGAGGACACGGTGAGCGTTCCAGTCACGTTGCCGCGTGGTGTCGGGTTGGCGAAGTCTTGAAAATAGAACGTGCCGCGCTGGGCCATGAGCAGAAACGAAACGACCTGTTCCGCCGCGGTGCGCGTCATTGGCGGGCAGTCCACGGTGCCAATCCAGCCTTGGCCTTGCCAGTTGTATTGCTGCACCTGCATCGTGAACGGCGAGACGTTGCGCGAGACTGCGCTGAGTCCGGTCAAGGACAGGCGCGAGGCTTCAAGCGCAGCGGGCGGCGTGAGTGGATAGGAGATTGCCATGATGTTTACGCGAAGGCTGAACGATACGCGCCACCACGGCGCACCATGTCTGGGATCTCGGCCTTGAGGCGGCGACGTTCTTGCTCCAAGATCGGCCCGAGTTCGTTGCGCGTGACGCCAGCGGCGATGTTGTAGTTCACATTGATCGACGAACCAACGGAGCCGCCGCCTTGGTTCATGTTAGAGTTGGAAACGATGGAGCCGCTGGCGCGTGGCACAAATAGTTCTGGGCCGCGTTCGCCGACGATGTAAGGCGAGCCACTTGAGACTGGGCCACCCATCGCGCGCATGCCAAATGCCCCTTTAATTGCACCACTAATTCCTGTTGCAAGAGATGAAGTGACGGTTTGTTGAAACACCATACGAAGCAAATCGCGTCCGATTGCTTTTATGACTTCTTGAAGTTTCTGTCCGCTCAAAATTGCATCCTCAAAACCTTGGGCAATGATTGCTCCAGCGTCGTCACTAATTTTTGAAAGTTGCGACATTGCTGGAATTGCTTTTTTTGCTTCTTCGTTTGCTGCACCTAATCGAGAAGTCATATCCTCAATCGGGCCTAAAGCATTAGCATAAGCGGAACCGACCAAACTGATTGCATTGTAATACTGTTCTTCTGTTAGCAATCCGTCGTTAGTTAAATCCTCGATCTCTTTCATTCTAGCTTGAAATTCATAGAGAGGATCAATTTGTGATTTTAATGAATCAGCAATAGCTTGTCGTGATTTTTTTTCAGCAGTTTCTTTATCTTTTCCGCTACGGTATTCAGCATTTAATTTTTGTTGAGCTGAAAGCATTGCATCAAACGCATCTTCCGATGTTTTTAGCACCTCATTCAGTGTTTTAATTCTACTAATTCGTGCACTCTCTGCATCGGTATTTTTTTGTTTATTTAATGATTCATTTATCGCATCAATTTTGTTTTGAACAAGCGAATATTCTTCTCCAAGTTGAGCAACTTTTAATCTTTGTTCGGGACTAAGATCGGCAATCATCGTAGTAGATGTTTGCCGTTTGCTCTTATCTAGCATATATCCAGCTTCTGGCCCAACTACAATTTGTCTCCATTTTGCAGTCTCTTTATACATATCCAGATTTTTCTGAATAGAGGCTTTTTCTTTTTCTAAAATGTCGAGTTGATCAGTCGGTTTTTGTTTTTGAAAAAACAATTCTTTTTGAGTCTCAAGTTGTCGTTTTAGAATTACATCAATTTGTTCTTCTATTTTTTTAACCTCATCCATCCGATCTGTTATTTTTCCTACAATCGCATTGATGATTCCGAAAATAGAACCAACACCAAATCCAGTCATGATTGCCTTTGATAGCAATTTGCTACTTTGAACAAGTCCTTGCAGCGAGTTTTGTACGCTCGCAAAAGCCTGCTTTGTAGAATCAACCGCTCTGAGTGTGAATGTAGCTTCAGCTGCCATGATGTTTTCTCAGTCGATTTTGATGGTTAATATAAGCGAGCCAGCCGTTCATTTCTTCGGCTGGCATGGCGAGGACTTCGTGAGCGAATTTGCCGAGACGTTCAGCGATAGCATAGACGGCGAGGAGGTCGGCACCTTCATCGCCGCCGATTAGTTTTTTAAGTCGTCGAGCTTCGCGGAGCTGTCCGCAAGAATCTCATTGGCGACGCGAGCGACGATGTTGCTGTCGGCTTTGTTAAGCAAGGTCGGCTTGTGCTCGATGGTGAACAGCTTCTTTCCGCTCTCGTCCGTGGCCTTCATGATAAGAATGTCCACGAGCAAATCCATATCGTTGTTCTGAGACTTCTTATATACTCGGTTTTTCTCGGCCAAGGTCATTGGCGTCGAGAAGATCACGAGTTTCCATTCAGGAACTTCGATTCGTTTAGTGCCGAGGTTGTTGAAGTGTTCGCGGACGAGATCAATGGCTTCCATGTGTGTTTTGTTTTGTGTTTTTTCCTAGCGTTAAACGGTCAGGGTCGAGAGCGCGCCGTTGCCTTCAAAGGCAATCGAGCCTTCGACAAGACCATCGAACGAAGCCGAGACGTCGAACTTCGTGACGATAGCCGAGCCGGAATAATAAACGTCGGATGACGACGCGCCTTCTGGATAAAGGTTGAGCGTCACGGTCGAGCCGATGGTGATGAGGAGTTGGCCGGAGTCGGCCTCGTCCCAATAGAGATCACCGGATGCGCTCCAAGTTTTCATTGAGCCTTGACGCGTGCGGTAGGTGTCGCCGATCACGCTATCCTCGACGGTGTCGGAGGAGTGTGAGAGCGAGTAATTGCGAAGTTCGCCGATAGTCGTTGACGAGATTTTGATAAGGCCCTCGCGGCCGAGATGATTTGCCATGTTAGTCGTTGGTTAAATATATGCAGTTGAAAGTGTGACGAGCGGTGCCCCAGCGGCGTTCCTCGTCGGGTTCGATCACATATTCGACATTCGTCAAATGCGTATCTCGGCAAACTCCTCCGAGTGTAACATCGGCTAAGACTGCCGCCTCGACCGCAGCGGAGCCGGTGTCGAAAAGATCGTCGATCAGGTAAGTTCCGCTCTCCGCCGTGAAGTAATCAACGACAAGTTGAAGCTGTCGGTACT